AGATTGGATGAAGTTCAGCCTGCAGGGAAGTGGACCAAACTCACCTTATAAAGGTATGCATCGACACATCCTCCTTTCCAGCATAGCAAAAACCAAGGGCATGAAATGGTCAGCAAATGAAGGACTGAAAAATAGAGAAACTAACGAATTGGTATCGCAAGACCCCAACCAGATCGCTAAGACTTTATTAGGCCAAACAGCAACACCATCAACACTTGAATCAGTAGAATCAATTGTTAACTTTATTAGGAAGTTACCAAACTACGAAGAACTTGTTGCAGACGCTGTTGAGTCTTTCGCAAGAGACGGTTTAGAATTACCGGACAATAAAAAAGTCGAAACTTACCAAGCAGATCACAATGCTTGGATGCGTAAATTTATAGACCTTGTAAAATGAGAATAAGCGAGGTAGTAGACATACGTTATTCGATAGCTGACAAACTTTCTAAGATGCATAAAGTCGGACCCGTGTATGGCAAGAAGAACTTAAATGTGCCACACGCAACATACGTAGATAAAACTAAGAAGAAGAAAAAGACATGAGAGCATTTGAATTTTTAACAGAAGCTGTATTAGTAGAAGCAGTAGGCAGAGAGTTTAACCACTTAGAAGACCTAGTATTTACTAATCCATCTGATGGTGCTAAACGTGCAGTTGAAATCTTAAAGAGCATGGAGCAAGATGCTAGTGATGTTGCAGTTAAATGGGATGGTAATCCAACAGTGTACTGGGGACGTGAAGATGACGGCCAGTTTAGATTAGTTGGAAAAAATAATTGGGGTAAAGAAGAAGGTAAGTCTAACTCAGCTGATGACTTAGAAAAGTTTATTAACAGCAGAGGCAAGGGCGAAGATTGGAGACCTAAGTTTGCAAAAGATATGGCAAGCCTGTGGCCGATATTCGAAGCAGCGACTCCACCGGACTTCAAAGGTTATATGTATGGTGACTTACTATACCATCCAGGTAAACCTTATCAAGGCAGTGACGGAGCAATTAGTTTTACTCCTAATCAAACTACCTACAATGTTAAAGCACAAAGTGATATTGGACGTAGAGTAGGCAAAAGTAAAGTTGGTGTTGCAGCACATTCAGCATATGAATACTTTGGCGATAAGTCAGGCACACCTATAGAAGATGTAAAACAATTTAATGGCTCAGCAGATCTTTTAGTATTAGGACAACAGTACGTAAGTAAAGCACCGCCAGTAAATGCAGACAACTTAGGCAATATAGAAAAGGTAGCAAATAAAGAACAAGCAAACATTGCTAAGTTTTTTGAGAAGCGTCCTGGGCTAAGTGATATCAGTGAAATCATGTACACATTTGTAAATCAAATGAGCAGAGCTAAAAAGCTAGACGACATGAGAGTAGACAGTTTCCTCAATTGGCTTCAAAATTCAAAGGTTTCCGCTAACAAACAGCAAAAGATTATAAGTATTATAGACAGTAGTAAGCAAACTGCGGCAAACATATTTTTCCTTGTTACAGAGCTTATGAAAGCTAAGAATGAAGTAATTGCAGAGCTTGACAAAGCAGAAGGTGATGTAGTTGCTACAACGGGTGGCAAGCCCGGAGGTGAAGGCTTTGTTAAGACTAGAGACAAAGTTAAGTTAGTTCCACGTGATAGATGGACACCTTTTAGAGCAGATTAAGTCTTTTTAGTCAAAAAACACCCCATTCCCCACAATATTTTACCCAAAAGATAAATAAGAGTGTAAGAAAAAAGCCGGTCCCTGAGCGGGATCATTTAATAATCGAGGAGATAATATTATGGCAGATCTATCAAACGGAAGCGGCGTCTTCCAAACTTTTAATAACAGTGGTGTTGGTGTTGCAGAATTAGGCGACAACAGATTACCAGCAAACGGTGATACTAACGGTATTGCAGGTTTAACTAGAGTTATTAAATTAGCTAAATCATCTATCACAGATGCAGAAATCGAAGCAGCATTAGTTTATATTGCAGCTGGTGACGTTTCTGGTACTAATGATGCAAACACAATTGTTGGCTTAGACAAAAACACTAACGATGCATTTGTAGTTGTACAAGGTACAGGCGCAATGACAGCAGGTTCAAACTTCGGTACAGGATCAACTGGCGTTACTATGTCAATTGAAGCTACTATTCCTGGTATTTCAGGTTAATTAGGGATATAGGAGAATAACATGGCAGATTTATACGCACAAGTCGTAAGAGGTGATGGTGTTTCAACTTATACAGTTGGCGCTAATAACCAAAAAGCAGCACAACCAATGTCACAGTTGGGCACACGTGAGCTTACTTTCTTAAAAATTACAGCTGGTGGTGATACACCATTTGCAGCAGCCCAGTTTACTACAGCTGGTGGTTCTGCAGACGCAGTAATTAAAGGTATTGCTCAAGCAGGTGCAGAAGTATTCCACTTTGAAAGAGTTAGCGACACAGTGATGGCACTAACACTTGGATTAGATACTTCACACATCTATGACACTGACGGTACTACTGTTGGTTATGGTGTATTAGAAGCAGCTATCAAAGCAGCTGAAAATGCAGCTTCAGGCAACTCTACTAACTTTACAATTGCAGCAGCAACATTTAGTTAATAGATTTTAAATACGAGAAAGGGTGTCAGTTATATGGCACCCTTTTTTTATGGCTGGTAAATATGAGTAATGATCAGATACAAAGTAGAAACCACCGTTGACATAACAGAGTCCAATCCCGATAGGCAAGACACAAGTTCCCTACGACATGCCCAACAATCAAACTTCAATGCGTTAGTGCAAGGCATAGAACTTAGAGCATTATGCACATGGGACCAACAACCTGAAATGATCGAGTACAAAGATATTGATACTAAATGGTATTGGTCATTCTACGTAGAAAGTGAAGATGTATTTTTAAAAGACGGCGACCCAGTAGGTTTACTTAAAGATGACTTAGAAAGTATTCCGATAATTAGTAATTTAAATAATAACGTTACGTTTGACAAGAAGTGCTTTATAACAAGAGGCGAACACGCAAACGTATGGCTTAAACCAGCCAATTAAGTGTAGACTGAATCTTCTACCAATCAGCGAGTAAATAATAGTATGAAAGACCACCATTGGAATATAATTATGTTCGGTACGAGCTGCTTCATGTTCGTAGGATTTCTCTTGGCATTGTTTGGTGTCTATCAAAAATTAGACATCTTTGCATACATTGGGATAGTTATAATGTCTACAGTGTGTTTTACATGGTGGATTTGGGTTATGATAGTAATAAAAGATATGATCCAAAGATCAACCAAGGCACAGGACGGTTTAGGCATGGTTAAAGAGGAATTAGGACTCATCAAAAAAATGATTAGAGCTCTAACTTCTAGAGGAAAATGATAAATACTTTTGTTAGACATTAAAGGCACACAACCAAAGCACAGGACAGATAACAGCTACACAAGGCACATTCAAAAAGGCAATACCAAGAGTGTTAATTTATTAACGGTATTCGGAGAGAATGTTAAATGGCAACTAGCCTAGAAAAAAAGAATTTAGAAGCTCATGTTGACTTGTGCCAAGAAAGGTACGAGCAATTGGAAGGTCGTCTCGACAACCTAGAAAAGAAAGTAGAGCATATTCACAGAGATATTACAGACGGTCAAAAGAGCTTAACCAAAGTTATAATTGGTACAGCAGGAACAATAATTGCAGCAGTCCTTTCAATAGTAGTTACTATGCTACTCAAGATGTAACCCACCAAACTAATTAAGTTGTAAATACAGAGGACGAAAGGTCCTTTTTTTTATGACAAATATTTCTAAACGATTTGAACAGCTCGTAACTAAGACTTACAGAGAGTTTCTCGAACAAGGAACCATACTGCCTTCTAGGTCAGACAAGGGTATCCATGTTGGTGATGTTCTGATCCAGTCAAATGGTCCTTTCAAAAATATATTGAAAAAGGATAAATTAGTATATGAGAACATAAGTTTGAATGCAGTAGCAATACGCATCGCAAACTTGTTAGCATGGAACAAGAATAAAGGGCTACAAGACAGATTATTTGCAGCAGACTTATATTACAGCCGTCATTATGTAGATAGTAATATATTTTTAGACAGATTTCATAGAGCTTGTAATGCAAAAGACGAGCTAAAAGCTGACATTATGTGGACCAGGTACGAAGATGCTAAGTATAGAGCAATAAATGCCAAGTCGGAAGCAGAGCAATTAGCGGAGTTTTGAATAAATACATATAACAACTTTTGGGGATTGTAGAAAATGAAACACAACGAATTATTTAGAACAAAGGCTGCAAAGCTGAATGAGTCAATGCACAAGACATTCGGTAAGAAACTGAATCTTGAAGCATTTGATGTGGCGAAACTAGAAGATGCACGTAACAAGTTACGTACACAAATCCATGATGCTAAATCAAGTTCAAAATTTAATGAGGACTTGACAGACGACACGCTACAAACAGCACAAGCAATGCTTGATGTTATTAATGTAGAGATACTAGAACGTGAAGAAGCAGCAATTGATTCCCTAGACGTTGCACAAGCGGCTCCCCAAGCTGAAGCAACAGAAAATACAGGAGATGACATGAAAGTAAACGAAGGTGAAATCCAACAAGCAAGTGCTATTGTAACTGCTAAAACTATGGTAGACAGAGTTGGACGTTGGATTGAAGAACTTTCCGGAATGGAAAATGAAACACTTCTTCAACTAGGCGATTCAATTAGAGATGAGATGGGCCAAGAGCAATCAAAAGCATTTATTGAAGCTTCTGCTCCAGCTATCCAACAAGCATTAGAGAATCTTAAAACAACACGTGAAACACTAGCAAGTTCTATTAGACAACTTACTGGCGAAGAAGCAGCAACAGGTATGTTAGGTGCTGAACCAGAAGAAGGTGGAATGGACGACATGGCTGCACCAGCAGACGCTGAGGCACCAGCTGAAGAGCCAGCAGATGATTTTGCAACAGCAGAACCAGCATCAGGCGGAATGGAAACAGCAGGACGTGAAAAGCGTGAGTCTATTAATTACGAGTCAAACTTACTTAAGACATTAGCAGGATAATACATGAAACTGCATGAGTTCATTAAAGATGCAGATGACCAAGAAGTTACTGAACTTATAGGTGCAGTAGCCAGAGGTATCGGCGGTGTTGCAAAACTTGGTGCAAAGACTGTATCTGGTGCAACTAGTGCAATAGGTTCAATGGCAGGTGCAATGGGTGAACCAGGAGTTGCAGCAGCTATGAAGACTCCAGCACAATCAGGCACAGGTGCAGTACAAAAGGCTTTAGCAAAGACAGAACCAGATCCAGCACAACAAGCAGCCGAAAGAAAAGAACTTGCAGATAAAATACAAGAGCTTGAAGCACAGGTTAGAGAACTTAGAAAAGCACAGTCAGAGGTTTAACAATGAGGTTCTTTGAATTCACAGGCACTGATGAAACTATTGACAAGTATGTAATCTTGTTAAAAAATATTATCGGCCGTGCAGAAATGAAAAAGTCCGCAGCCAAAATGAATTGGGCAGGACTTTCAAACTTAGCATTAAAAAATAAAATCCAATTAGCAGCAGACTACGAAACGTTCAAAGCAATTTACGATAGCAGTCCTGCAATCCAAAGTCTTGTAAAGAACTTCAACGCAGACGGAATTGAATTGGATGTACCAGGTGCACCAGACGCAGATCCCCAATCTCCACAAGGCGATCAAAGCAGTCAAGACGCTGTAGATCAAACGGCAGCAAGTGCAGCACCACAGCAATTATCCCAAGAAACATAATCCACACTTGACAAACTACTAGAAAGGTAGTACTATATACAGTATGACTAATGAAACTATAGAAATGACGCCACCACCTTTTGTTGAACGTTTTGAATATAAATCGTTAAAACAGATCAATGACCCTGTAACACGCAAACGTGTTTACCTAACCCCAGACGATGAGAAGTTACCAAGTGTAACAACTATCCTTAGTTCAACTAAAGATATGACTCACCTTATTGAATGGCGCAAACGAGTTGGCGAGGCAAATGCAAAACGCATCACAACTGAAGCAGCCGGAGTTGGTACTGCAATGCACAACAACTTAGAAAGATATGTTGTAGGTGAACAACGACAACCAGGCAATAATCCTGTGCATGTACAAGCAAACAAGATGGCGGACGTTATCATTGAAAATGGTTTAAAACATGTAGATGAAATATGGTCAATAGAACAAGCATTATACTTTCCAGGTTTATATTCAGGCACAACAGACTTATGTGGTGTGTTCAAAGGTAAGCCTGCTATTATGGACCATAAGCAAACTAACAAACCTAAGAAAGCAGAATGGGTTGAAGATTACTATCTACAGTTAGTGGCTTATGCAATGGCACACAATGAAGTATACGGTACTGAAATACGTGAAGGACACATCTTTATGTGTAGTAGAGACTTACAGTATCAACAGTTCGACGTTACTCCAGATACTTGGAACGAATATCAAGACAAGTGGCTTTCTAAAGTAGAAGAATACTACGCATCAAAAGCATAATAGTGCTATACACGCAACTGTAACAAGGTTACACAAGCGATCCCTACTTGCGAACTGATTGACATAAATACTAATAACAATTTCAGGAGCAAATAAGTGGCTGTAGTTCAAATATCAAAGATCCAGATCAGAAGAGGTAAAAAGAACTCTTCTAGTGGTGTACCGCAATTAAGTTCAGCAGAATTAGCATGGGCAGTAGACACACAAGAACTATATATTGGTAATGGATCAACTACAGAAGGTGCTCCCTACGTAGGTAATACAAAAGTATTAACCGAACATGATAATATTTTAGAACTAGCATCTAGCTATAAATTTGCATCAGACAATCCTTCAATTACACAAAGTCAATCACGTACACTATTAGGTAAGATTGATGAGATGGAAGTTAGTGTTGCAGACTTTGGAGCAGTAGGTGACGGTTCAACTGATAATGTAACTGCATTTGAAAATGCTTTTACACAATTATTTAGAAATGCAGACCCTGACTTTAAGAAAGTATTAGTTGTACCTAATGGTGAATACTTGTTCACTGGAGAACTTGATGTTCCTAGTAACGCAATCATTAGAGGTGAAACAGCAGAGGGTGCAATACTAAACTTAGATACAAGAAACATACAGCTCATTAGTTCACAAGGAACTTCTTTAGCATCATTTACAAGTAGCGACCGTCCAACGAACATACATATTAGTAACCTTACTATTAAACGTTCTTCAGGTTCACTTGTTCTTACAGGCGCTAAAGATGTAGAGCTAGAAGGAATTATATTCGATGGAGAATATAGCTTAGGTGCACCAGTTTCAAACTATGCTACAGAAAGTGCATCTGTAATATGGAACAACGATTTAGCAGGTCTCAAAGTAGACGCAGTTAAAATTAAACAATGTAAGTTCAAAGACAACTCCATCAGTATAAAGTGCAATCAAACAGTAAACACAGCAACCAAAGTTGAAATCATAAACAGTGACTTCAACGTTAATGACACAGCCATTTACATTGCAGGAGTAACAGGGCAAGGTAATAACTGGATTATTAATGACTGTAACTTTACTGAGATTGCTAAACAAGCATTCTATGCAAACTATGGATACGGTACAAAAATTAGTAGATGTGATTTTGTAAGTTGTGGAAACAACACAGGATCATCTGCAAATCCAACGTCAACTATTGTTGAGTTTGGTGAAAGTAGAAACAACGTAGTCCGTGAATGTACAAGTGATAGACAACAAGACGCAGGTGTCGTGAACACAGAGACTGTAGCAGCCATTGCAGAAGTGCAAGGTGGAGACTTTGCTAGTTTTACAGACAACAACTATTCAGAAATTTATACAACTGATAGTTTTAGACCTGTTGCTGTTTTCTCAGCACTTAACGCATTTATGAAAATTAACTACACACTAAGACTTGCTAACCATGTTCGTAGAGGATCCGCTCATATCACAATCGGTGACGACATCTCAAAATTATCTTTATCAGATAATTACGAATATTCCGACACTACTACTGCTTCGGCGGGTGGTGTTGTAATGACTGGTTTTGAGTTTTCAGCCGCCCTACGTGATAATGACACTGACAGTGGTACTGATACTGTAGTGTTGTCTTATAAGAATCCTATTGCTACAGGCGCTACAGGATCTCTGTCATTCGACATACAGTACGGAGTTTAGTTAGGAATGGCTAAGAAAGATATATTTTCTTCTTGCTCAATACACATTCTGACTGTACAATTAAACAAGTATTATAAAACGTTCACTGGTATAAATTTTAGCCACTAAGATCCTGCATTCGCAGGTACTAAAACTAAATACCTCTGTACTGAGAATAACAAAATTAAAGAGAGAGAAATGAGCAAAGATATATACATCACAAAAAGAAACGGCAGCAGAGAGATTTTAGATTTAGATAAAATGCACTTTGTTGTTGAAGAAGCTTGTGCTGGTCTTGCTGGAGTGAGTAGTTCGCAGATCGAGATGAACGCTGATTTACAGTTTTATGACGGCATGACATCAGAAGAAATCCAAGAAATATTAATTAAGAGCGCAAACGATCTTATATCGTTAGAAAATCCTAATTATCAATATGCAGCAGCAAGATTGTTGTTATATGGACTACATAAAAAAGTATATACAAAGTATGAACATGATTCTCTCAGTACTATAATTGATCGTAACATAGAGCGTGGAGTCTATGATAGTGCAATTAAAGATCAATATACCGATACTGAACTAAAGAAAATGAATACCTGGCTAAAGCATGATCGTAATGAAGAATTTACGTATGCAGGTCTTCGTCAAGTTGTGGATAAGTATTTGTGTCAGGATAGAAGTAATGGCGACATCTACGAAACTCCGCAGTTCATGTATATGATGATTGCGGCAACGTTGTTTGCAAACTATCCTAAAGATACAAGATTAAATTATGTAAAGAAATATTACGATGCGACCTCCCTTTTTAAAATCAATATCCCAACGCCAGTCATGGCTGGAGTTCGTACTCCAATCCGTCAGTTTGCTAGTTGTGTATTGGTTGATGTTGACGATACTTTGTCTAGTATTTTTAGTAGCAACTCCGCTATTGGTTATTACATTGCTCAGCGAGCAGGCATTGGTATTAACTCGGGTCGTACGAGAGCGATTAACTCAAAAATAAGAGGTGGAGAAGTAGCACATACTGGTGTTATCCCATTTCTAAAAGTATATGAATCCACAGTAAGAAGTTGTACACAGAATGGTGTACGTGGTGGGTCAGCAACGACTCATTTTCCTATTTGGCATTACGAGATTGATGACATCCTTGTGTTGAAAAACAATAAGGGTACTGAAGACAATCGTGTACGTAGATTAGATTATTCTATTCAAATTAACAAATTATTTTATGAAAGGCTTTTGACCAATAAAGACATAACTCTTTTCTCGCCACATGAAGTACCAGAAGTTTATGATGCTTTCTACTCAGGCGACAACGACTTGTTCAAAGATGTATATGAAAAAGCAGAACGCAAAACATCTATTAGAAAGAAAACAGTAAGCGCAAAAGAATTGTTTGGTAACATGTTAAAAGAACGTGCTGAAACAGGACGTATCTATATTATGAATGTTGACCACAGCAACTCACACAGTTCTTTCAAAGATCCTGTGTACATGAGTAACTTGTGTCAAGAGATTACACTGCCAACTAAACCAATTCAACACATTGATGATGAAGAAGGCGAAATTGCATTATGTATTTTAAGTGCTATTAACGTAGGTTTAATTAATAAACTAGAAGAGCTTGAGCCACTATGTGAACTTGCTGTTAGAGCATTAGAAGAAATTATTGACTATCAAGGTTATCCTGTTAAGGCAGCAGAGATTAGTACAAAAGCAAGACGCTCATTAGGTATAGGTTACATTGGACTTGCACACTATCTTGCAAAGAATAAAGTTAAGTATGATGATCCTAAAGCATGGGCATTAGTACACGAGCTTACAGAAGCGTTCCAATACTACTTGTTAGTTGCAAGTAACACACTTGCTGAAGAACGTGGTGCATGTGAATACTTCGATCGTACTAAATATGCGGACGGCATATTGCCGATTGATACATACAAAAAAGATATAGACGGAGTTGTAAAGACAAAATTACAGTATGATTGGACTACTTTACGCAAGGACATCAAATTACACGGCCTTAGGCACAGCACATTGTCTGCACAAATGCCTTCGGAGAGCAGTTCCGTTGTGTCGAACGCAACAAATGGAATTGAGCCACCTAGAGGATACTTGTCCGTTAAGAAAAGTAAAAAAGGGCCTCTTAAACAGGTTGTTCCACAGTATAGTCAACTAAAGAACTTCTATACTTTACTTTGGGATATGCCAAACAATGATGGGTATATTAACATTGTAGCAGTAATGCAAAAATTCTTTGATCAATCCATTAGTGGTAATTGGTCATACAACCCTACGCAATTTGAGAACAATGAAGTTCCGTTAAGCGTAATGATGAAAGACATGTTGACAACTTATAAGTTAGGTTGGAAGACAAGCTATTATCAAAACACCTATGACTTTAAAGGTGACGATGAAACAAAAGAAGCAGCAGCAGAAGTCGAAATGAATGGGCATTCACACATGAACGGTGATCTACAACCAGTAGAAGACCTTGAAGGTGAAGAATGCGAAGCGTGTAACATATAAAGAGGAAACACACACAGTGAGCAAAACAGTTTTTAATCGTAATAAGGTAGACTTCACAAAGCAGTATATGTTCTTTGGAGAAGATCAAAACACTCAACGTTATGACGTATTTCGTTATCCGGAGTATGACAAACTTAACCAGACTATGTTAGGTTATTTTTGGAGACCTGAAGAAGTCTCCTTACAGAAAGATAGAGGTGACTATGCAGAATTTACAGATGCACAGAAACATATCTTTACATCAAACTTAAAATATCAAACCCTACTTGATAGTGTACAAGGACGTGGACCTTGTCTTATGTTCTTACCATACTGTTCTAATCCAGAATTAGAAAGTTGTATTGTAGCATGGGACTTCCAAGAAACTATCCATAGTCGTTCTTACACACACATTGTAAAAAATGTATATGCTGATCCAGCAGAAGTGTTTGATACTATTTTAGATGATGAGCAAATTATTGCAAGAGCAGAAAGTGTATCCGCAGAATACGATAAGTTTCATAATATTGTAACAGACTACATGTACAAAGGTAAAGGTAACATGTACGAAGTTAAAAAGCAATTGTACAAAGCAATGATGACTGTAAACATTTTAGAAGGTTTACGTTTTTATGTTTCATTTGCATGTACGTTTGCATTTGGCGAGCTAAAGAAGATGGAAGGTTCTGCAAAGATTATTTCATTAATTGCACGTGACGAAGCAACGCACTTAAACTTATCAACACATATTCTTAAGCATTGGGCCAAAGGTGACGATGATCCAGACTTTGTTAAGATTGCAAAAGAATGCAAAGAAGAATCTTATGAACTATGGCGTACTTGTGTTGAGGAAGAAAAGAAATGGGCAGACTACTTGTTTGAAAAAGGTTCTATCATAGGACTTAATGCAAACTTGTTACATGCATATGTAGAGTTTATTGCTAACAAAAGACTTAAAGCATTAGGCATGGATCCAATATTTGATCGCCCGTTAACAACAAATCCTTTACCTTGGACACAACACTGGCTATCTAGCTCAGGCTTACAAGTTGCACCACAGGAAACTGAAATCGAAAGTTATATTATCGGCGGAGTTAAGCAAGATGTTGATGAAAATACATTCGAAGGTTTCCAACTTTAGATAAGTAATAGTATGTTCAGAGTTCAATTTAGAAGACATTCCCCATTCGAAGCGTGGACAACGTACGGTACATACGGTACTGAAGCCACTGCTGTCAATGCGGCTATATCCAAGAAGAACGCTGGTGCTATCATGGTTAAGGTAACTAATAAAAAGAAAGAAACAATTTACGTAGGATAACACATGATAGAAATATACGGAAAACCAGCTTGTACGTTCTGTGACAGGGCTAAGAAGTTTTGCGAAACGAATCAATTTGAATTTGTCTATAAACAATTAGACGTTGACTTTACTCGTGAGCAACTTTTTGAACAGTTCCCAACAGCACGAACATTCCCACAAATTACAGTACGTGGAGAAAAGATCGGTGGATACAACGAATTACTCAAATACGTTGAAGACACAGGTTATAACGGTACTGGACACACACTTTAGGATAATAATATGTTAATTGATACCCCATACAAAGTAGGCGATAATGTCTCCTTTAAACTTGCGTCAGGCGAAGAAATTGTAGGACGTTTAGAAGAAGAAACTGATACACACTATGCATTGCACAAGCCAATGGTTCTTATTGCACAGCAAAAAGGATTAGGTCTTGCACCATTTATGTTTAGCGTATCACCAGCTGGCAAATTTATGCTTAAAGCAAACGCAGTAAGTTGTGTTGCTAAAACAGAAGATAACATCAGCAAACAGTATACTGAAACTACCACAGGTATTGCACTAGCAAAATAGATAAGTACTAGTATGCCAGAAGTAGTAAGAACAAACGTAGATAAACACAAAGGACATGCAAGTCCTACACCAAACCCATTTCATCAAGAAGCATACACAGTTGGTTCTCCAGATGTGTTTACTAATAACGAAAACACTGTACGCATAGGCGATACTACCAAATGTGGTGACCCTGCAACAGGCGGTTCATTAAGTGTTTGGATTAACAATATTCCTGTTCATCGTAAGGACGATGCAACTGGCGGACATGGAAGTTGGGTAGCTAATGCGGCAGCATCTGGCTCAAACAATGTGTGGGCAAACGAAGGATATGTACCTCCGATTATAATTTCACCTGCGGCAGCGGCAGCAATCAATACAGCAATCCAAGAAGCAATATCAAATCCTCCCGATGTAGGAGCAACTGGTGGTGGACAAGCTGACGGCACCATTGCAGAGAACCAAGTACCACAAAAGTATGAAGGCGCTCCAGCAGCAGGTGTTGACGACTTAGGAACAAACGAACAAGCCTTAGTTGATGCAAGTGCTGCCAATTCAACAGCAGCAGCAGATGGTATTCCAGGATTCTTAACTCAACTACTAGACGAAGCAGCAACCAATGCATGGGACGAAACTGTTGATCCTAGTAACGGAAATATTATAGGTATATGGAAAGAATTAGGTTTTCCAGATACATCATATTGGAAAACAGATCAAACACCTTGGTGTGCAGGATTCTGTAATTGGGTATTAAAAAGAACAGGTTACAAATATATGCAAAGTGCTAGAGCATATGACTTTAGAGATAAAACAAGTTTATATGGTGGTGTTTCTGTACCACTATCAGATGGTCAACCAGGTGACATTGTAGTTTGGAACTACAGTCACGTTAACTTTATATACACTGTTCCGTCGCCAGGTGTATATACTTTTGTCGGCGGCAACCAAAGTGATAAAGCTAGTACAACTAACAACAATCCCTCAGGTGGTTCGATTACAAATAGCTGGAGAGGTGGTTGGAGATCAAGTAATGGAAGAATATCTGGTATTTTCCGCCCAGTCAGATCGTAGTTGACAAAAAGCATAGCATACTATATAATATAACAAAGGCGGTACATAAATGAATCAAATTAAAAAATATATATACATGGGCATAGGGTTTCTATGTGTAGGTTTAGCCTACATTGGAATAGTAACGCCCGGTATTCCATTCAGCATCTTTTTAGTGATTGCTGCATGGGCCTTTGCTAAGAGTTCGCCAAGAATGGAAAAATGGTTATACAACCATCCATGGTTTGGCAAGTTTTTAACAAATTGGAACAAAAAACGTGTTTTCCCTACAAAGGGGAAATACTTAATGGTATTGGTAATGGCATCAACTATTATCTTTACATGGTTTGCTACAGAGAATCTGAAAGCAATTATGTGGAGTGGTGGTGCAATGGTGCTAGTAGCAATCTGGGCTTGGCGATATCCTGGCTCAGAAGAGGAACACGCTCGACGTGTTAAAGAAGGAAAGCGAGTAGCTTGGTTAAAGTAATATGAAGTGTGAACAAGGTGATTTAGCAAAAGTGGTACATTCAGTAAGACCTGAAAATATCGGCAAAATTGTCCTTGTTAAAGAATACATTGGAAAGTACAAGCAGAATGATACCTTTGATTTTAGAGGTGTCTCATGCATGTGTCCTGTGACAGATCATTACTGGTGGATTGAAGCAACTGGATTGAAAAATCAGTTTGGAGATTCACCTAAAGCATACATAGCGGACTCATGGTTGGAGCCTATCCGACCGGAAACAGGCAAGAAGTCGGCTACCCATGTCGTGAAAGACAAAGAAGTAGAAAGACAGGCGGCATAATAATAACTAAGGAAATAAAAATGGCAACAGGAAAAGTAAAATGGTTTAATGCAGACAAAGGTTTTGGCTTTATTACTCCAGACGATGGCGGAAAAGATGTATTCGCTCATTTCTCAGCTATTTCAGGTGACGGCTACAAGTCTCTTAACGAGAACCAAGTAGTTACTTACGAAATGGCAGAAGGACCTAAAGGTCCACAAGCATCAGATATTCGACCTTCATAAGTTTTGAATATTTAAGGAAAGGCCTTTCGGGGCCTTTTCTTTTGACTATTACCTCATAGGAACAATCAATTAGACTTTCTTCATTTTATATGCTATTATATATTAAATAACAGTGTGTATATGTTATTATATATAAATGGAGAAATGTTTATGCCACCACGTAACCACAAGAGTTGGTTGTCAGTACCACCAGTAGAAGCAGTAAGTAGCGAAATATATTCTAGTCAAGAAATATACGAACAAGAGATTAAAAATATCTTTGCTAAAGTATGGGTACCTGTTATCCACAAGAGTGAAATAAGAAACGAAGGCGATTATCGAACATCGCAAATTGCGTTTCAAAATATCCTTATAGTAAATGCAGGTGATAGAGTCAAGGCTTATAGAATATATGATTCGCAATATCAAGTTTCTGGCAAACTAAAAGCACCTATTGTAACCAGTGAGCCTGAACTATACTGTGAGGTTAAGCACGGGGGTATGGTATGGGTAACACTAGATCCTAATCCAAAGATGAATGTAGAAGAATGGACCGCAGGTGCATTTGATTGTATTGCCGGTGCTATTGATACTGAAGAATTAGAAGTATTTCACTATCATAAAGCAATCATTCCAACCAACTACAAACTATGGCACGACACTAACAGTGAATTCTATCACGACTTTATGCATTACTTTAATCGTGTGACAGGATTTAATGATGAATACTTTGCACGTAAGAACATTGCGTTCGATAACGGACATGTAAACGTAAGCAGTTTCACAGTAAACTATGGTGAATATGAAGGCGCAGGAGATAGAGAAGCATTAAGTTTTCCTACCCTGCCGCCCAACCAATGGTACATGGTAGACTTGTTTCCAGGCTTTAACTTTAACCTACGTGGAAGTGCTTATCGTAGTGATAGTGTTACTCCACTAGGTCCTAACAGTGTGCTTATAGAGTTTAGAGGATACGGCTTGTTAAAAGACACACCTGAAGAACGTAAGCAACGTATAGATCATCACAACACTATATGGGGACCGTTTGGACGTAACTTGCACGAAGACTTGCTAGGTGTTACTGGACAAGGTGTTTCGATGGCTCCGGGTACTGAACGTAGAAACATACTACACGGACGTCATGAGAACGGTACTATACATGATGAAGTAGGTATGCGTCATTACTATACCGAATGGGGCAAGTACTTAGATGTTGATCCGTATCAGCAAACGTTGGTTTAAACTTTTAGATTGGTTATCGCAAGATACTGGCCCTAAACACATGGGTAGAAATTAATTTAAAAAAAAAGGTTGACAAACTGTTACAATGGTAGTATAAATATACATGTAACGTTGAAGCCAATCAACGACAGACAGGACCGGGGGGCGGTACCCCGCGCCTCCACCATAAGCACACTACTTTGAACTAGAAGTGGCAAGGCTACGAATAAACTAAGTTACCTCTAATGCTGAGGTTACGCAGAGGAAGATACTGCAAGTAGTGTGTTTATGATGGGGGCGAACTAGGATCGACTGATGTATGAGAGAACGTGGAGTTACCGGTAGGCGATGACCGTAAATCAAGCAACTTTATAGACGCAAACGATAATTTTGCTCTTGCAGCCTAGTTAACTAGGTAACGGGGTTGGCAACTTACCTGGCAACAGAAAAGTTGCGCCTTTATTGACAAAGGGTGAATGGTGTAGTGGTAACACGGCGGTCTCCAAAACCGTAGCTTGAGGTTCGATTCCTTGTTCGCCTGCCAATAAACTCTATAAATAATGACATGAATAAAGAAGAATACGACGAAATAGTAAAAAGAATCAATACCTTAATTGATGAACAAGTTCAACCGGCAGTAGAGCAACACGGAGGCTTTATTAAGTTTGAAGACTTTGATCAGTCAACAGGTCGTGTAAGTGTTTTACTACAAGGATCGTGTTCTGGTTGTGCAAGTAGCACAATAACACTTAAGATGGGTGTAGAAAACATGCTGAAACATTACATTCCAGAAGTAACAGGCGTAGACGGAATGGATGACCCCAACTTTAATAATCCATATTATTAAAAATGCACTCAGATCTAGCAGACAGGTTGTTAAAATAAATTAAATAATATCTGTAATACAATTATAACATAAAGGAACTAACACACTATGAGAGAAGGTGTACAAATACCTAACGTGGTTTTTAAAACTAGAGTCCGAGATGAATCCATTGAAGGACCGAACCCTTATCGTTGGCAAGATGTCAACGGCAGCGACTACTTCGCTGGAAAGAGAGTAGTATTATTCAGCTTACCAGGAGCGTTCACTCCAACATGTAGCACATACCAGCTACCAGGATTTGAAGAGAATTACAACAAGATTAAAGAAATGGGAGTAGATGAAATTTACTGCATTTCTGTTAATGACGCATTTGTTATGAACAAATGGGCTAAAGACCAATGTGTAGAAAGAGTAAAGGTCATTCCAGATGGCAATGCACTGTTTACACAAATGATGGGAATGCTAGTTGACAAAAGGCATTTGGGTTTTGGGCAACGTTCATGGCGATATGCGGCTGTCATTAATGACGGTGTAGTTGAAGCATGGTTTGAAGAGCCAGGCAAAAACTGCGATGGCGCCGATAGCGACCCTTATGGTGAAACAACACCTGAGAAAGTTATTGAATATCTAAGCAGCCAAACAGAAAAATTCACCTTTATTAAAGACATCAAGGGCACTGAAACAGTTTAATGAGTATATAAGTTTAATTGTGTATTCTTTAAATAAAATCAGTGTTGGACAAAGGGGCGCATATCGCGTTCTTCAAAATTATAGGAAATAATAAAAATGAAAAAACTAATACTATCTTTTGCTTTCGCTGTGGCGTTAGCATCAACTGCTTATGCTGACAACTTCGATGATACCAGCATGAACATTAACATAACATCAGATAAAACTACTTTATCTGCAGGCACTGGTGCTAGTTATGACTTTGCTGATACAGCAAATGTTTATGGCATCAAGCACGACTTTGGTACTGTTTATGGCCAAGTCGAGTTTATTGACGATGATGTAAACGATGACTATCGTTTTACTGTTGGTAAACTTTATACAACTGCTGTAGCAGACCCCGTAACAGGTGAAGCACCACGTGTAACCTTTTATGCTGCTCCAGAAGTACACTATACTGTAGGCGATTCTTTTACCAAAGACGAGTTAAGAATTAGTCCATCAATTGGTGCTGCATTTGATGCAGGACTAGTAGTTCCTTATGCAGAACTAGGATATGACATTTCATCAGTAGAAGGTGATTTGTTTGACTTTTCTAGAGCAGACGCATATGCAGAACTAGGTGTTGCAGTTCCAGTAAGCGATAAAGCATCTGTACAAGTTGCTTTAATGCAAGATTTAGATTCAGACTTGAATTCAGTTGATAGAGAAATAGCGTTAACATTTAACGTAAACTTCTAATAAAACTATCCAAAAGGTGCCAATTCCAACATTTTGGCACCTTTTTTCTTGACCTTTGCTTCTAAAGGTGCTATAGTATTACTATAACTAATGAAGCAGAGGCATAAAATGAATTGGACAGGCATAAAACGTAAGGCAATTATCACAGGTATTTCGGTAGCTGCTGTAGCATTTGCATTTGGTGTTGGTACATTTAACCCAAATGGTTTTGTAACAAGCGACTACACAAAGAAAATTGAGAACAAGTTCTTAAAAGAGGCAATCGCCCTCGGTATGCATGAACCTGATTTCGTGTATACAGATTCAAACTCATTCATGGACGCAGTAGGACAATGCGTTGACTTTATAAACTTTACAACTCCACGTGATCAGCGTGTTCCTAGCTCTATTATTATTGCTATGGCTGGTATTGAAAGTGGCTGGGGTACTAGTAGGTTTACCAGAGACGGTAACAATCTTTTTGGTATACGAACATGGGATCCTGATACACCACAAATGAAGCCGCTTGACTTACCTAACGCAGAGTTTGGTGTAAAGACTTATCCTACAAAATGTGCTAGTGTACAAGATGCTATTAACATTCTTAATACACACCATGCATATGAAGACTTTCGTATTGAGCGTAAACGTCAAATTGAATTAGATATATGGGATTACGATCAATTAGCATTTCATATTTCTCCTTGGAGTACTAATGAGAAGTATAGTAAGATGATTGTAAACACTATTGCAAGTAAGGAGTTACCATAATGAAAAGCAAATATGGACCTAGATACTTCAAGCCTGACTTTATGGATATGAAAAACCATTGGGCAGTTGGCACACAGTGGCCAGTAAAAGGTAGTCGTGGCGATGACTATACTGTTGAGTGGACATCGAAAGGCTTTACTTGTGATTGTATGGGTATGACAATGCATGGTAAATGTAAACACACTAGAGCAATTGCCGAACGTTGGCAACAAGCCTGTGATCCTAACTTTGCACTAGGAGCCTAATATGACAATGCATTTAGCTCGTGGCTTAACCACATTGAACACAAAGAAACGTAAGAAGAAGAAACTAACAGACAAGAAGATTGAAGAATATACTGTGAAGTGGAGAGAGCATAATAAAGCAATGCGTCGAAAGCATTTACACAGTCATCAGTTTGATACTGTTGAAGATTACATTGCATATTGTAGAGGCGAGTACAAGCCTAAGTCAACACCTGTTGTTGCTCCTTTACGTACTACTTCTACTCCTGTTGCTAGAGAGTCAGATAAAATTCCTAGTTATGTTTCTAAGAATACATTCGCACCATGCACTAAGAAAGAGCCGTTACAGTATACCGGAGAACGTAGACTTGTAGGTATTGCTACAATGCACAAAAGTAATATGGTTCCTGTGTTCGCGGACGATGATGATAAGACAGGAAAGAAACAAGCGACAGAAATTGCACAAATGAGGCGGAACTAAAGTACTATGTTTAGTATGGATAACAGTACTCTAAATAAAGGATGAATAGATTTATGCGATCATTAATTACATTTACAATACTAGCGTTTGTGGTAGTATCTACAGCGCAGAGCGGGCAACACCTTCAAGCATCAACACTGATGAATGACAAAGAGTCAGTGTCAGTTGGAGAGCTGTATTCAAAAGATACACATCCACAAGAATACTGCTTGGCACAAAACATTTACTACGAATCTCGAGGAGATAATCTAGCAGGTAAAGCGGCTGTTAGTGATGTAGTTATGAACAGAGTAAAATCTACACACTATCCTAATACAATTTGTGAAGTAGTTTATCAAGCACGTTGG